GAGCACTTGAATACTCACAAGACAATGGTGAAATAGGACAATTAACTGTAGAGTTTGCTTTTAGAGAACATTACATGATTGATGAATTTGGAAAACCAAAAGACAGCAGAACAGAACCAAGAACTAGCACTAGAACTGGAGGCGAAACTAGTCCAGTTCCAGTTTGGGAGTTTGGTGCTCTATAATATAATGCACAATAGGAGATAAATTATGGCATTACCACAACTGGCGACAGCCAAGTATGAATTGACGCTTCCTTCAACTGGTGAAAAAGTTGAATACCGTCCATTCCTCGTAAAAGAGGAAAAAATATTGATGATTGCACAATCAACAGGAGGGCAAAAGGATATCCTTCTAGCAGTTGAACAGATCATTGATGCTTGCACCTTTGGTAAGTTGAATGTTAAAACACTTCCAATGTTTGATTTGGAATATGTTTTCCTTCAACTTAGATCAAAGTCTGTAGGTGCAGAAACAGAGGTGCAAGTTACCTGTCCAGATGACAGAGAAACAAAAGTGCCGGTTAAAATAAACTTGGAAGAAATCCAATGTATAAAAGAAGTAGGACACGATAATAATATCAAACTAACAGATACTATTGGTATCATTATGGATTACCCAAGAGTTACTAGTATTAATGTAATGGATGATGATGATGCAACAACAGCAGGCTGCTACGGAAGCTGCTAACTTGCAGGAAGACGGAACCCCGAAAGGAGGTAGACAAGACAACTTTATCAGTCCGCGTCCAAACGGACGTTAATGTGTCTATTTGTTGACACGTTAACACATATGATATAAGTTTTGAGTTATGATTGACTTGAACAATGCCGATATACAAGCCGTATCAGCCCTAAACAGGCTGAGAGAGCCGGGTAACGAGGCATTCTTGAGGTTAGTCGAGGCGGAGAGAGAATCCGCCAAGCAGAAGCTCGTTCACGCATCCGACATGGTACAAATCCACCGGTTGCAAGGAAGAGCGGAAGCCTTTGCAGATTTACTGGACGCAGTCAAAGACTCGCAGAAGGTAGAGAACCGCGCATTTGCGCACAATACGAGAAGCACACCATAACGGGAACAGCATACCCACGGGACGCTAGGAACAGAGTTGGTGCTTTAAGGAGAGAACCATGGCATTGCCAAAACAGGTGCAAGCTCAGCTTGCCGAAGTGGAAGAACTAGAGAAAACGCTTACAGCCCAAAAGGACGAACCGAAGAAAAAGAAGGCAAAAGAGCCTGAAGTTTTAGAGGGAAAGCCTGAGGATACAGAGGCAGAAGTACCAGTCGAAGCGGAAGCAGCAGTTGAACCTGAGGAAGCAGAGCCAGCTAACACGTCACCGACGGACGTAGCGGATGAATTTGAGCAAAAGTACAAAACCCTAAGGGGTAAGTACGATGCTGAAGTCCCACGCTTGCATTCGCAAGTTAAGGACTTAACGGCTAAACTAACTAAACTCACTGAGAGTTTGGCAGCGAAGCCCAAAGAGCCGACAAAGCCGAAGGAGAAAGTTAGTTATGTGACCGATGAAGATCGAGCCGAATTTGGTGAAGAACTGATTGAGGTCCAACGTCGTGTTGCTAAGGAAGTTTCTCAAGATTACGAGGAACGTTTCGAGCAACAAAACGAAGTTATCGCGCAGCTTCAAAATCAACTGAAGCAAACCGGTAATCAAGTAGGCGAGATGAGCTTTGCGCAGAGACTGTCTCAGATGGTTCCTGACTTCGCTGAGATCGACCAAGACGAGCGTTGGATTGCGTGGCTAAACGAGCATGACCCCATGCTTCGTGGACCTCGCAGAGATCAGGCGGCACAGGCTTTTAACACAGGGGACGCAGACGCAGTCGCACATTACGTGAAGCTGTGGAGGCAAACCTTAGAGCCGGAAGTACCGCAGGAGCGTCAGACTCGCCAAGCCGAACTTGAGAAACAGGTCGCGCCAAATCGTTCTGCTAACTCCGCGAACACAAAGAGCGTGGGAAAAGATGTTAAGGTTTACTCTGAAAGAGAAATCGCCGCAGCTTGGAACCGGATACGCAATTTGAATACGCGGCATCAGTACGATGAGGCCACTAAACTTGAAGCAGAAATAACTGCCGCCTATCTTGAAGGCCGTGTTCGATAGTAAACCTGTTAACGCGTGTACAGAAAGAAAAGCAGCAGTTAGTAACCAACTAATCTAAGGAGGCCAACAATGGCTGCTGTATTCCCCGTCGTCGGATCAGGATCATTCGACACTAACCCGTCTTACTCAGGCGGATTTATTCCACAACTGTGGTCTAACAAACTGAACGCTAAGTTCTACGCGAACACCATGATGACCGAAATCGCCAATACCGATTGGGAAGGCGAGATTGCGAACCAAGGTGACACCATTCGCATCCGTACTGCACCTTCAATCACTATCAACGATTACGCTGGTGCTGGCACTACACTGACTTCTGAAGTTCCTACTCCGATCTACTCAGACATGCAGATCGACAAGGGTAAGTACTTTAGCGTTCAGGTAAACGACGTTCTTGCTCACCAAGCCGATATGGACTTGATGAACATGTTCACCGATGACGCTGCTAAGCAGTTGAAGATCAACATCGAAAACGAGTGTTTCTTTAACTGGTTCGTAACTGAAGGTGCTCACGCTGATAACGCAGGCGGCACAGCCGGTGCTTTGTCTGGCGAGTACAACCTCGGTACTGACGTTGCTCCAATCGACCAAGCTACTCCTAAGAACGTACTGGATGCGATCCTTCGTATGTCAGCCGCTCTCGACGAGCAAAACGTTCCTGAAGATGGTCGCTGGTTGATCCTTTCGCCATTCGACCGCCAGTTGCTCATGCAAACTGACATCGCTCAGGCGTACTTCACAGGTGATGCTTCAAGCACCATCCGTACCGGTAAGATCGGTATGTTGGATCGCTTCGAGGTTTACGTTTCTAACCTTCTACCTAAGGGCGCTGCTGGTAAAGCATTGGTCGCCGGTCTTGCTGCTACTTCTGGCGGTGCTTCCGTGTCTAACGCTAAGGCTCGTCGTATGATGGTTGCAGGAACGAAAGCATCTTGTGCGTTCGCTTCGCAGATCAGCAAAACTGAGCCACTGCGCAATCAGACTGACTTCGGTGACATCGTTCGCGGCCTAGCCGTGTATGGTCGCAAGGTCATTAAGCCTGAGGCACTGGTTACAACTATTGTTGGCGCAGCATCTTAATAGCCCATTTGAGGGGGGTTCGCCCCCCTCTCTTACCATAGGAGGTTATTATGGATGTTTCTCAGGTAA